CTGCCCACCGCACCAATGGCACCGGCCACCGTCGCGGGCGAGCACGAACGCGACCACCCCCCGCCATGCCTCGTCGTAGCCGCGGGCCCGGGCCGACAACCGGGGCGGCGTCATTGCGGGTGCATCCCGGGCAGCGGTACCTCGGTCCCGACGACGGTGGCGATCCGGCGCAGCTGGCGGACCACCGCGGCCACCGACGCGTCGAGCGCGTCGGGGTCGCCGGCGTCGACGGTCACGACCAGGTGCACGACCAGGTGCACGGCGTCGGGCTCGGCCTCGGGCTCGGGCCGGTAGACCGCCGGCCTCCGGCCGCTCACGTCACCCCCCGCCGGCGCTCACGCTCACGGCGCTGGCGCATGTACTCGGCCCATTCCTCATGCTTGTCGTGGCGCTCGACGGTCTGACGATGCCAGACCCCACGGCCCGATGGGGTCGGGACGCCGCGCTCGTTGAGGTCGCGGGCTATGTCGGTGTAGGTGAGCCCGGACGCGTGCAGGCGTCGAATCTCGTTGCGGGTCGACGGCCCGGGATCGTGCACCACGAACGCGCCGCCGGCGTCGGCCACTAGCTCTAGCTGCACCGGTTCGGCCAGCGGGTCGGGCTCGGCGCCGTTGGGGCCGGGCATCACTCGACCGCCCGCAACCGGTCGGCGGCCCGATGGGGTCGGTCGGGCGGGTCGTGCTCGACGTTGCGGGCCTCCCGGTCGAGCCGGACCCTGACGGCCATGGCCTCGCATCGGCGCTGTAGCAGGGCGTGCAGATCGGCCCGGGTTTCGGCCAGATCGACCGGCGGCACCGGCCCGGCGGCGCTTCGTTCATCGCCGGCGCCGGAGGCGCCGTCCTCACGGTGCTGGCTCATGGCCTGGTCAGAGTAGTTGACCAGGCAACTAGGCACGGAACGGCGGTCAGCAGGCTTGCTCGGTGGGCGGTCGATGGGGTCGTGGCGGTGGGGCTCGGGCACGTGGGCCTGCTCGGCGGCGGTCAGGTCATACCGGCGCCGCTCACGTGGCGGCGGCGGTGGGTCGGGCGCCGTAGGCGGCGGACCTGTGGACGGTGACGCAGGTGTATTAGCTCTAGTAGTAGATGGGTTTTGCTTTTGTCGCGCACTGTGGTGCGCGTGGTGCACGCTGGCACTTTGCTCGACCCGCTCGGGCCTCGCCGGCGCCCGGTCCCATAGCTCGGGGTGGGTCAGCTTGTGTTCGCCGATGGGAACGAGCCGGAACCGGCGCACCCCGAGCCAGCCGGTTTCCTCGTCGTAGGGTCGGGACCAGTCGAGCAGACCGGCCGCCTTGAGTAGCGCGGTGGCCTTGTCGATGCACCCACGCGAAACCATGGCCTCGGCCGCCAGATCGGCCGCCGACACGGTGGCGAACGCTTGACCGCCGACCGGGCGAGCCCGGGTGGCGACGATGGCGTAGATCATCGCGGCGGTGCGCCCGCGGGCGCCGTAGCCGTTTAGCACGGCCTGTTGCCAGTGGTCGAGCCGGCAGTACCGGGTGGCCTCCGGGCGGGCTCGACCACGAAGCCAGCGGCGCCCCGGGCCGTTCGGGCTAGGGCCTCTTGCAAGGGTGCTGGCGGTGGCGGTGGTGGATGTGTCAGAGTGACGGGCGAAGCCGGCGGTTGTTGTCACAAGCACTGACGGTAGGCGATGGCCACCCTCCCGGGTGGCCATCCGCCGTTTTCAGGGTCGGTGGGCGATCCGGCTAAGGGTGGCCAGCGGTAGCCCGGTGGCCTCGGCAAGCTCCCGGTAGGGGACGCCGGCGCGCACCGCGGCGACCACCGCGGCGTCGCGGCGGGCGAGCGCGGTGCGAGCGGCCGCGGCGGTCGTGCGGGCCTTCACCCGGGCGCGGGTGCGTTGCGCGTCGGCGCTCACGCCACCCACCCGCGCCGGCGGGCATAGTCGAGCGAGCACACGCGCTCACCGTTGAGGAAGGCCGAGCCGCCGTCGTCGTGGGTGAAGTCAAACCATCCGTCGCGCTCGATGGTGCCCACGGTGCCGGCCTTGCGGTCGTAGTAGTTGTAAGCGCGGTCGCCGGCGGTTAGCTCGGCGCCGTCCTCGGTGTAGATGTTCGTCATTGGAACGAATCTAGCGGTGCCGTACCGATTCCGAACGGTTGAGCAATCGGTGCAGCCGGCTAGCGGTCAGCGCGACCCATCGGCGCCACCGTGGGGTCACGTGCCGTGGCGGAAATCGTCGATGACGCGCAGCTGCACGGCGGTGAGGTCGGCGCGGGCGACCAGTCCGGCGGCGCGGTCGCGTTCGATATCGCGGGCCATGGCGTCGGCGGCGTAGGCCAGGGCGACTAGTAGCTCTAGCCCGCGGCGCTCGACGGCGGGCGGGTCGGGCTCAAAGTCAGGTTCGTACGGGTGGGGCTCGGGCCGGTCCATGCCCGGAAACCGTAGCGACCGCTCGGGCGCCCACGTGGCCACCACGGCGACGGCGGCGCTACCGCCCGCACCTACGGGTCATCGGGGCCGGTTTCGGGGCTCTCCGGCGATTCTGGGGGACGGTTTTTGCCTTCGCCGGGCCGGTAGTCGCGTTCTACGAAGATGCCTGCCCGCCATGACCGGGCGTGGCGGTTGGCGAGCACCACGGCGACTAGGACTATGAAAACGGCGACGCCACCGAGCCCGCCGACCCATCCGGCGGCCACCGCGATCAATCGCACGGCGGCGGGTGGGCCTCGTCGGGGTCAGGTCCGCACGTCGACGGTGGCGCCGGCGCCGTGGTGACCGGTTCGCCCCCAACGGCGCCGGAGGCGGGCACGGCGACCGTTGGGGGCGAGGGTGGGTCGGCGCAGCTGTCCGTGGTGACGGCGCATCCGGGCAGCTGCGCCGGTGCGGTCGTGGGGACGGTTGCCGCCGGCGTCGACGGGGGCGGGCCGACACTGACCGCCGGCGGGTCGTCCTCGCGTTCCCCACCGGCGCACGCCGCGGTGAGCATGGCCAGCGCGACGACCACCACGACCCCGACCGCCCACACGGTCAGGATGCGGGTCACGGCCCGAGCCGGTAGCGCTCACCGGTGAGCCCGGCCAGCTGTAGCGCTTGCTCGGGGTCGTGGTCGAGCGCCGTCGCCGGGCGCGCCACCCCGAGCCCGCAGACCGGGTCGAACGCGTCGGGGTGGTCGACCTGGTCCAGATCGACCAGGGTCGACACGCCGGGCAGCCACCCGCTCGACGTCCATTGCCAGGCGTCCCACTCGAAACCGCCGGCGTGGGTATGGGCCTCGGCCTCGGACGTGTAGCACGCGAAGACGCGGGGGCGGGTGCCGTTGAAGATGCCCGGTGAGCGCCAGATCGACCCGCCGGCGCAGTAGGCGCCGGTGTAGACCGCGGCGGGCCGGCCGGTCGCGGCTTCCACGATGGCCAGCCAGTCGAGCGCGTCGTCCTCGGTGATGGTGCCTAGCTCGACGTCGTCCTGTTCGGCGTCGAGCATCGCCCCTTCACCCTCGGCGAGCGGCATGACGATCGACAGCCACCGTTCGGCGCCGATGCGGCCTTGCCCGGGCTCTAACCAGTCGTAGAGCAGGCGGTGCCGGGCGAAGCTCATGCCGGCCCGGTTGGCGGCAAAGGTCCGGTCGATGGTCTGGTCCTGACGATCCCACACGCGCGTGGCGGCCCACGTGATGCCCGCGGCGGCGACGTCGGGCCAATGGATGACGCCTTGCCAGCGCGACACGTCGGTGCCGTCAGCGCGGGGCATCACCGGAACAGGCGGACGACGGCGGCGAACGCGAGCACGCCAAGCTCGATGACGATGAACCAGGCTTGAGGCTCGGTCATACCGGTGACACCTTGACCGGTTGCCCGGACTGGTCGAGCAGCGCTTGAAACTGCGCCGGCGTGGCCATCACGGTCGGGATGCCCGCCGCGCTGAAGGCGTTCTGATCTTCGCCCGAGTAGACCCATGCCCACTCGACGCCACCGCCACCGATGGCGCACAACGCGACCCCGCACCCGGGGCTAGTGATGATGAACATGGCCTCTCCCATCTCTAGGTGATCGAGCGCGCTCGGCGGCGCCGGCGCGGTGTCCTCGGTGCTCGACGTGGCGACGTCGGCCCGGAAGCCGTCCATCGCCCACGTGTTGCCGCCACCGCCACCGGTGGGATGCGGCGACCATCGGGCCGGGCCGGCGGGGTCGACCTTGCGCCCGGGCGCCCACTCGGCGTGTGCGCGCACGTGGGCGGTCGGGATGGCGTAGGCGGCGCACAAGGCGGCGACCCCGTCGCGGTAGCTGTCCTGCATGACGGGCGGCCACGGTTCGCCCAATCCGTCGTTGCCGGCCTCGATGCCAATGGCGTGAGTGTTCATGGCGTCGTCGGGCACCCCGCCACCCCATGAGTCGTGACCTGACCCGTTCGTGTTGGTGGCGCCCGCGGCGATCACGTACCACGTGCCAGCGCGGTCTAGGTACAGGTTCGATAGCGGGGCGTCGCCCGAGCCGGTCGCGATGTAGTTGACGTCGCCCCACCCATCGGCGGACTTGCCTGACGCGGTGTGATGCACCATCACGTGCGTGGGTCGCCCGGTGCTGTAGCCGCCCGAGCCGCGGGCCCGGTTGCGCCAACCGTCGACTTCGATCACGGCGAGCCCGGCCCGGCGCAGCACGTCGGCCAGGTCGGTGAGGTAGCGGCCGCTCATGGCGGACCGAGCCGGCGCCGTAGCCGTTGCGCGGCCTCGGCAATGTCGGGGTCGTCGTGGGCGGCCAGGCGGTCGAGCACCCGGTGCGCCCATTGCAACCGGACGTGACGGCGCGCCGCGGTGTCAATGAGCCGGTCGCGTTCGGCCACGTAGCCGGCGACGTCGGCCAGCTGCGCGCCGGGCGGGTCGGCGGCGTCGTAGCTGTCCTCGGGGTCATGGTCGCCGTAGGCGCCCGGGCCACGCTCACGCTCGACGTCGGCCATCACACGACCGCCATCCAATAAAGCGTGATGTTGGGCCGGTTCACGTACTGGTCGCCGTGGGAATCGCCGAGCCGCACGGTGAAGGTGGACGCGGTGATGGCCTGCACTAGCGCCCAATCGTTGACGGCGCTGGCACCGTTCGGACTGGTCTGATTCGCCATCGTCGCGAGCACCAGGCGCGGCGCGGTGCCGAGTCCGTGGGCGATGGTGGCCATGGCGATCCCATCGGTACTGACCGTGGTGGCGCCACCGTTCCAGACCATCGGGGCCTTGGCCTCAAGCGCGGTGAGCCGCGAGTCCTGCGTGGTGTTCTTGGCTTCCACCGCGGCCATCCGGCCTTCCAACGCGGTGACCCTCGCGGCCAGGGTGGCGTCCTGACCGAGCACCGTCCACCCCGACCCGTTCCACCACTCGAAACGCAGCACGTCATCGAGAAAGGTGAGCAGCCCGAGCCGTGGGGTGAGCAGCCGCCCGGCCCGGTCGGTGGACGACGCGAAGCGCAGCACCGACTGCCATTGGATCGCGGCGAGGGTGTCCGCGAGCCCTTGGCCTTCTTCCACGCGGTAGAGCGGCATCGGTCTAGACCGGGTCGGCGGGCCAATGGGCCTGCACGCCGGCGAGGATCGCGGCATCGGTGATGACGGCGGGGTCGGCGCCGGGCGCCGGGTTGCCGGCGAGCAGCGCCGATTCGTAGGCGGCGGCGTTGTCGATGGCCACCGGCCAGACGATTTGGAGCATGGCGCCGGCGGGATCCTCGCGGGCCAGCTTCCCGAATGCGGTCGGGCCAAGCTCGGCCGAGTTCCAACCTTCCTGCGCGCACGCGGCCATCACGCGGCGCTGTAGATCGGCGTCGTTGGTCGACTGCGCGACGGTGAGGTAGCTCATGGGTCGGGCCTTTCTATACGGGGCCTTGATCGGTGGCGACGAAGTGCCCGCCGGTGATGCCGGCGCGCACGTTCTCACCCTTCAGCTGCGCCGATGCCATCACCCCGGACCACGACGCGATGGAAACGAGCGCGGCATACGGGCCAGGGCAATAGACGTATTGGCGGGTGATGCCGCCACCGTTCACGTGCATCTCTAACACGCAGCTAGCGCTCGCGACCTGGCTGGCGTCGGTGACCAGGTTGGCGATGAGCAGGTACCGCCGGGCGTCGGTCGGGAACGGCCCGACGAGCGACCCGCCGTTTATCAGATTCGGCGGGGTCGTGGTGAAGGACTGACCGAGCACCCCGACCCATGACTGTCCGGGCAGCGGCCGCCAGGCGCCACCGAAGAACACGTCAGGGATGGCGCGTGACGTGATGATCGACATGGACCCCACCGCCGGCGCCGGCCACGCCGCGGTGCGAGCGGCGACGGTCGGGAACGGGTGCACCACGTAGCCCGATGCCTCTTGCGCCCACGGCGACGTGATGGGGTCGCCCGGGGCGGGAACGTTGTCGAGCGCACCGATGGTGACCGGCATGGCGTCGTCCTTTCGCTAGTTCGTCCACTCGGCGGGTGCCCGGTCCCACGCCATGCCGGGGCCATCCCACCGATAGATGATGTTGTTACCGACCGCCCGGGTGGTCGACACGTCAAGCTCCCATACCTCGGGCGTGATCCGATGCGTGATGGCCTGCACCACAAGGTTGAGGTCGAGCCGGGCGGTGCCGGTCGGGGTGGCCTGGTCGTGCAGGAACCGGACTAGGTCACCCATCCGCAGATCGAGCCCGGCGCGCCATAGGTTCTGTTGCGGGTCGAGCAGGTGCATGGTGAAGCCGTCGACGCGCAGGTAGGACTGCGAGCGGCGGCGAATCATGGCGTCGGCCAAGGTCTGACCCTCGGTGGCCAGCATCCATTGGTCACCCTTGCGGGTGTACGCGAACAAGCGGCCGGGCACCGTCGAGCGGGCGGCGACGTCCTCCACGTTGGTCAGGGTGACGTCGGTGGCCTTCACGTCGTCGTCGGTGGCTAGGCGGGCGTCCCACACCATCGACCGGGTGCCGCACACGTTGTCGGAAAACTTGCGTATCTCGGTCTGGTCGGCGCGGCCACCGGTCCATGCCCGGTTTCGGTAGAGGATCGTCCCATCGGCGTCGACCACCACGTAGCCGCCGTCTGATTGGGCGACGGCTTGGGCTTCTTCCAACGGCGACGCGGTCGTGTCGAACGCGTGCAAGGTGACCTGACCCACGTCGAGCCGGCGGGCCACGGTGGGCGCCGTGTTCGTCAGGATCGTGGCGAGCCGTTCGTGGGGCAGCTGGCCGCGGGTGCCCGGCGACCACGTGCCGATGGGGCGGGCCAGATCGGCGAAGCGGTCGAACGCTTCTACCTCCACCGTCCCATCGGCGGCCTCGTCCCACGCGGCGACGATGCCGGAGAACAGCCACCAGTCCTCGCCGTTGTGGCGTGCCCACACGTCGAGCCGTGAGCCCGGTTCGTAGGCGGTCAGGCGTCCGAAGGCGTCATATTGGGACCATTGGCCAAAGGCGTTGAGCAGGGTCATGGTCAGGTGCCCGGCGTCCATCCGGCCTTCGTCGTCGGGGTTGCCTACCTCAATCTCGACGCCGGCCAGATCGCACGTCACGTCGGTCATGGCCACCGCCACCGCGACGTCGTCCCACACGAAGCCGGACCGACCCCACGCGGCTACGTAGTCGTCCCAATGGTAGGCGGCGGTCGGTAGCCGCTCGACGGCCACGAACAGGTCGGCCCGCCACCCGTTCGGTCGGGGCGGGCGGACGCCGGTCGTCGCCGGCACGGCGCGGTCGTTGACTCTCATTGGCGGCGCAGCACCCGCCCACCGTTGCGGCGGGCGTAGCGGTTCATGGCGCGAGCGGCGGCGGCGTCGTAGCGCATCCCGCGGGGCATGTTGACGACCACGTTCGTCACGCCGGCGCGGCCGGTGCCGCCGGCGCCGCTCAGGTTGATATTGGTCGAGCCGGACACCTTGACGCCGGCCAGCTGCGTGATGATCGAAACGGGGTGCCGGTTGAGCCAGGCTTGCGCGTCGGCGGCGGCGCCGGCCAGGTCGCCGGCGGACACCTTGTCGATGGTCGACTGAAGCTCCACCGGTGACACCTTGGCAAGCTCGGCGGCGGCCACGATTTCTTTCTTGAGGTCGAGCACGTCCTGCGTCGACTGGTCGGCGGATTCGCCGGCCGAGTCGAGCGCCGACGCGACCGCCGTTTTCAGGTCGAGTGCTTCCTGCTCGACGTCGAGCGCGTCGCGGGTCCGGTCGAGCGCTTTGGTGAGGTCGTCGGCCTGGTCGACGGCGTCACCCATGACACGGTTGCGGGCCTGCCATAGCTCATTGCCTCGGGCCAGCCCGCCGGCCTCGCCCGAAATCAGGTCGTCAATGCGGGCCACGTCCTCGGCTAGTTGCTGTAGCTCGGGCGAGCCGGCGCCGGCGGCGCGGGCAAGCTCGGCGCCGTCAGGGAAGTTGCGGCGAAGCTCGGCCAGCGCCGGCGTCACGTGTCCTTGCATGGCGTCGGCCACGTCGAGCATGGTCAGGTGGTACCGGTCGAGTAGGCGCACGTCGTCATCGGAGAGGCTTTCGCCGAGCCGGTTCCGGGCGGCCTTCTCCAATGCGCCGCCGGCCTCGTCTATGGCGTCGGCGTAGTCGCGGGCGCGTTGGCGGGCTTCCTCTTGGCCTTGGCGGACCTTGCTCCACACGGCGGCGAGCCCGGCCACCGCGATCGACACGCCGGCGATGGGGCCAGCCAACGCGGACAGCGCCCCGGGGGCGACCCCGATGCCGGCCATGGCGCCGGCCACCGCTTCGTTGAGGGTTTGGGCCTTGTCGACCACGTCGCCAATCGGCCCGCCGAGCTCGCGTAACGCTTGCCCGGCCGCGGCGGCGCCATGCTGCGCGCCGGGGCCGAGCCCGGCTAGTTCGTCGGCCGCCTTGGCGGCGTTCGTGTCGACGTCGACGGTGGGGTGGAGCGCGTCGACGTCATCGGCGATGCGGTCGACGCGGGTCAGGTCGTCGGCGGCGCGCTCGACGTCGGCGGTGGCCTCTAGCTCGATGGGGTCGGCGGTCAGGTCGTCGGCGGTGTCCGCGATCTTCTCAAGCGGTTTGGATGCCTGGTCGCGGAGCGTCAGGTCCATCTGAATTTTCTTGTCGGTCACGAAATCACCACCCGGTCGACGTTGTCCGCGAAGCGGTCGAGCACTAGCGGGGTGGCGTTGGCTACGACGCGGTCCCACGTGCCGCGCCCGGTGGCGCCGTGGTGCACGACGGGGCCGTAGGCGGCGCCGGTGCCGCCTTGGAAGCCGAGCAGGCGTCGCCCCTTGGCGTTGCGGCGGGCTCGAGACCGGCCCGCCGACGCGCCGAGCGGTATCCGATGCTCGGTCGAGCCGTAGGTCAGGATCGACCAGAAACCGACCGGCACACCTTGGATGCGGGCGAACGATTCGGTGCCACGGTCCACGATGCGGTCATGGGCGCGCAGCGGATAGGCGTGCCCGGGCCGGGCGCGGGTGAAGCTCCCACCGGCCGCGTTGGCGACGGCTTTGACGTCCTCCACGGCGTCGACCAACGTGGCGTGAGGCAGGTCGGCCACCCGGTCGGCCAGGCGGCGCAGGTAGATCACGCCGGGATCGGTCACGGCCCGGCGGGCACCGTGCCGGCGACCACGTCCGGCTTGCCTTGCACCGGAAACGATGCCTCAAAGGTGAGCGGCGCGCCGGCGGCGCCACCGAACGAACCGGCCACGTAGCGGACCTGCACGGTGGCGGTGGCGATGGGGTCGCCCGGGTCTTGCGTGGGCATGGACAGCTGCACCCATCCGGGCTTGGCGTCGTTGGCGAGCAGGAACATCGACAGCCCGGCGGCCACGGTCCAGTCCTGCAAACCGGCGAGGTCGAGCGCGTAGGACGTCGCCGCGGGGACTTGCGTGGCGGGCTGGCACCACGTCGCCGGTACTTCGTTGAGGTTCGGCGTGGCGTTGATTTGCGCCGTGGTGACCTGGCACGTGAAGGCTTCCACCGCAACGTCGGTCCAGTCGGCCGGTTCGGTGTCGCCAAGGGCGAACAAGCAAACCGCGTCGGTGATGGTCAGGATGGTGGCGCCGGCCATGGGCGGTGTCCTTTCGTCAGGTGGGCAAAGCGGTGACTAGATCGCATTGGTAGGCGGGCGCCGGTACCTGACCATCGCCCACCGAAAGCTCGACGGCGCGGGCCTCCCGGGCGCCGATGGCGTCCATGAGGGTGAGCAGGTGTTCGGTCAGGTAGGTGATGTTGGCGCCCGAGCCTGGCGGTGGGGCGACCAGGTAGACGGGCATGGTGATCGACACGGCGCACGGCCCGGGGCCGAGGGTGACCAGACCGGGCACCCCGACGAGCACGCACGGCGGGTTGAGCGCCCGCGGGTCGAGCGACACGCGCAGCCCGACCCGCTCGACGTCGGCCACGACGGCTTTGCGGTAGTCGGTGAGCACGGTCATATGGCCACCGGCCGGTTGATCCCGAGCAGCCGGTAGATATCGGCCAGCCCGGCACCGGTGTAGCTCGGGACGACCCCACCAACCTCGACCCATCCGGCGAAGCCGTCCGGTGCGCCACGGCGCCGGTACCACCCGCCGGCGGCCAGGATGGCACCTAGCCGCACGTCGGGCGATGGGACCACCGTGGGGTCGTCCACGTAGCCGGCCTCGGCCCGCCGGCGGTAGCACCACGCGTTGGCGGCGGCGGTGCAATCCGCGAGGTAGCCGGCGTCGGCGACGTCGTCGGGCGCGAGCCCGAGGTAGCCCGGCCCGACGTCGTCGGGCTCAATCCACGTGACGACCACCGCGGCGGCGGGCTCGACCATGGGTGCTAGGACTTGGTCGACTTGGCGGCTCGGGCGACGGTGCCGGGCGGGAGGGTCAGCTTGATTAGCCCGCGGTTGTCGGTGACGGCCATCCCGACGAATTCGAACACGGCGACGTCGCGCCCGAGCAGGCGGGGCACGTCGACCGACAACGTCCGCATGGGGCTCGACCAGGTGCGGAAGGCGTCACGCAGACCGATCACGGCTAGGTCGGGGTCGATGGACGGGTCCACCGCGTAGTCGAGCCCGCGCACGTTGCCGTCGCCCTCGGTGACGTTGAACGAGCCGACCGGGTTGAGCGGCGACAGGTGCGGGAACAGCGGCCGCCCATCGTTGCCGACGGCCTTGCCGAGCGCGGTCCACCAGTTGAGCCCGAGCAGGCAGACCTGCGGAAAGCTCCACGTGTTCGCCAGGATCGACGCGGCGGCGTCGATGAACGTGCCGTTCAGGTCGGCGGTGTCGACGGCGCCGCCTACGGCGATGCCGGCGGCGAGGGTGGCGCCGGCGGCCACGTTGATCTCGATGCCCATCTCGCGCACGTAGAGCCGCATGAGTTCGGTCAGGTAGTCGGGGCTCGACCGCAGCAGGACTTGCATGGAAATGTCCTGGCCACCGGCGAAGGTCTGCACCGGGATCGACATTGAGCCGATGATGACCTTGCGTGATGCAATCTCGGTCTTTTCGGCGGCCTGCGGGCCGACGTCGGGGCCTTGGGTCATGACCGGTTGGTGGAAATCCATGCCGTTGTCGGGTAGCGGCCGCTTGGAGAACAGGTTGACGATGGTCGACACGGACCCCATGAGGTCGACAATGTCGCGCATCCATGCCTCGGGCATGAGCCCGGGCAGGTCGCCGGTCACTTCGTCGGTCCACGCAGCTTCCAGCAAGGTTTGGTAGCCGGGCTCGATGGCACCTTGCGCGACGGCTTGGCAGTAGTGCCCAAAGCTCGCGTAGCGGCCACGTGACGTGGTGCGGGCGCCGCCGGCGGGCACGGCCACCAGACCGGCGCCGGCGCGGGCCCGCACGCCGGACTCGGTTGCTTGGCGGTGCGCGGTCAACCGGGCGGTTTCGTCGTCGCCAGGGTCGTCGGGCTCGACGGGGTCGACGGGGTCGGGGCTGGCGGTGGCCATGATGGCGTCCTTTCTGCTGTGTCGTATGGCGCGGGCGCGCAGGTCGGTCAGGTCGGCCACTAGGGCCGGGTCGTCGGTGAGTGACGCGGCGATGCGGGCCACGCGGGCATCGGTGAAGCGGGGCACCACGACCGACGAAAGCTCCATGAGCCGGCCCTCGGTCACGTCGTAGTGGGTGACCGCATCCCACCCCTTGCCGGATTCGGTTTCCTCGGCGGCGACGACTTCGACCCCGACCGACAACGCATCGCGGACCCCGTTGCCTAGCTGGCGCACGGCGGCGGCTACCTCGGGGTCGTCAAGTTCTTCGCGTGGGATGGCCATGGTCGCCCATAGACCCTCGGGCCGTTGCTCGAAACCGGTGCCGAATCCGAACGGCTTAGGGCGATGGTCGAGCAGCAGCTTCACGTGCGCGGGCACCGGCGGGTCGAGCGAGCCGGGCCGAAACGCGAAGGTGTCACCCCAGTAGTTCATGCGGACGGTCACGTTCCACGGAACGGCGAGCCCTTCCAACGTGATCGGCCCGGCGTCGGCGGGCGCGTCGGGGTCGGGCGACGCGCCCGCCAGCTGTAGCGGCGCGTGGAACGTGACCAGGGTCGGGGTCGTCGGGGTCGTCATCGTGCCGGCGTCCTTTCGGTGGCGGCCTGCTCGGCGGTCTGCGTGGTCGATAGCAGCGGGGTCCGCAGGAACGGCTCGACGTCGACGCGGACCGTGGTGCCTCGCGGCGCGAGCGCGGTGAGGGTTTCCTGCCAGCACGTCACGAACGGTTGGAGTCCGAAATCGAGCAGGTCGAGCCGGGCGGTGAGCGCCGTTTTGTAGGTCATCGAGTCGTTGGGCACCCCGACGCCAACGGCGAAGTTCGGGACGTTGCACACGCGGGCCACGGCGGCGTCCTGATAGGCGCGGCCTTCCACCAGTTGCAACCGTGACGGGTCCATGGACGATTCGTGGTAGTCGGCTACCTCGTTCACGAACGCGATCGTGTTGACCCGCCGGGAGGCTTGGAACCGGGCGATGAGGTCGAGCGCTTCGCCCTCGCTCATCGGTTCGCCCCCGGTCTGCTTGATCCATCCCGCGGCTAGCTCGTTGCCGGCGAACCGGTCGGCGGCACCGTCGAGCCGCGCCGCGGTGGTCAACACGTCGGCGCCGCCGTTGAGCACCCCGACTATCGACGGCTCAAACACGACCAGGTCTTTGCGCGGGACTTCGATGGGGTCGAGCCGGGCGGTGCGCCCACCGCCGGGCCACCACGACCCCGACCGCCACCAGGTCACGGCGTCGTCGTCCTGGTGGGCCAGAACCTCGGTCCATGGCATCCACTCCAACGCTTGCACTTGGCCATCGGAATCACGGACCGTCACCCGGGCGAACGCGACCCCACGAAAGAACAGGTCGTCGGTGATCCATGACACGAACCACGGTCGCGAGTGGAACGGGTCGGGCCGGGCCAGCCAGCCCGGCCCGAGGTTCTCGCCACCACGTTCCCGCGTGAAAGGCAGGCAACCGAGGGTGCCGCACACGATGTCGCGGGCCCGGTTGACCACCGAATTCCGCATGGCCTGGTCGCGGGTGGCCACGACCTGACCGGACCGGGCCTCGACCACCTTGGCCAGCGCCGACCGCAACGGGTCGTGCGGGTCGGCGGCGTCCCATCCGGCCCGCACCGGCGTCGGCCAGACCGCCGGCGCAAGTACCTTCCCGAGTCGGGACAACGTGTCGCGCATTGACTTCATAACCGCGCCGATTCTGCGATGCATTGCCATGAGGCGGGAAGGGTCGAGCGCGAAAAAATCCTCACAGATTCCGGCGGGTGCTTACACGTCAAGTCACGACGGCGCCGTGGTGATTACAACCGGCTTCACCGGGGCGGGCTGGGATAGGTGGGACCAGACCGCGAGGGTGCCGGCGACGAGCGGCGCGATATCGGTGGTCGAGCGCGCCCGCGACCATGCCCACGCGTCGCCGAAGTGCCGGCGGCGGGCGCCGGCCACGGCCCGGTCGAGCGCGACCTGCTCGCGGTGGCGCAGCAGGTCGCCGGTGAGCAGATCATCGAACGCGAGGCAGGCGCGGCCGATGGTGGCGGCGCCCACGGCGTCGACGGTGACGTGGCGGCGGCCCGCCGCGATGATGAGCGCGGCGCAGGTCAGGTCGTCGGCGGCGACGGTGGCGCCACGGTGACGGTGGCGCAGCTGCGCGAGCGCGTCCACGACCCACTCGGTACCGGGCCTCTGGTCGACTACCTCCACGACCACCTTCCCGGCGGCCGAGCGCCCGGCGGCGACGATGGCAGCCGAGCCGCGATCCACGGCGACGTCGAACGCGAAGGCGCGCCGGCCGGTGATGGTGGCGCCGGCGTCGCCCGACGCGCCCCACCGGTTCAGGTCGAGCCCGGCGCCCGCCGCGCCCATGCCCTCGGGCCACCGGTTCAGGTATTCGCGGTCGAACCGTTCGGGCTCGCGGGCAAGCTCGGCCAGCTTCGTCGCCACGAACGTTTCGGTGATCGTGTGACCGAGCGATGGCATGGCGCCACGCCACGTCGCGGGGTCGGCCCGGTCGACGTCGTCGCCGGCGCCCCACTCAAACCACGCGACGGCCCGGCCCGGGTCGGCGGTCGCGGCGTCGCGGCCTAGCTCGGTGTAGTGCCAGAACATCACCGAAGTGAGGTCGCCGGCGTTCGATGCCACCCATAGCTGCGGGTCGGGCCGGGCGGCCTGCGTGGGGCCGATGGCGTCGAGCACGGCCCATGGCAGCAGCGCGGCCTCGTCCACCACGGCCAGGTCGACGGTGCGGCCTCGCCCGGCCTTGGCGGTCGCGGCGGCAATCGACCACCGCGACCGCGAACGGAACGTGACGCGCTCGCGTCCGTTGGATCGGACCACGACGGCCACGTAGCGCGCCGCTGGACCCTCGGCTAGCTCTAGTAGGCGCTCGGCGGCCAGCTGGCGGTCCTGGCACACGTACAGGGACCGTTGGTGCGCCCGGGCGGTCGACCGCAACGTGAGCACCCCATCGAGCAGGCTCGATTTTCCTTCCTGGCGGCCCACCGAAAGCCCGACCGTGGGATACGCGAGCAGACCCGTCGCGGGGTCGACTTCGCTCGACGTGGCCAGCACGTCGCGTTGCCAGTCGAGCCACCGGACGTGGAGCAGGCGCCCGAGCGCGTCGAGCCGGCCCGGCGTCGCCCACGTCGGGCGGTCAGGTCGTCGGCGGGTGCTCCAAAGGGGCGGACAATTCACGCCATATCGCGTCGTCGTCGTCGGGCGCGATCACCCCGCACCGCGCCTTGAGCGCGGCGCAGGCGTCGAGAAACCCGCGGGCGGCCATGGTCACCACGTAGGGCGACGCGTGGGTGCGTTCGGCAAGGTCGACGGTGTCCGCGAGCACCCGGTGGATGGCCACTAGATCGGCGTCGACGTGTTCCAGCAGACCGCCGGCCCGGTAGGCACGCACCGAGGCGTCGGCGGCCCGGCGGACCCGCCCACGCACGGCCCGAGGTCGACCGAACAGGGTGCCCGGCGCGGTCACCGGCCGCCACCGGCACCGTACAGGTGTTCGTCGGGCTCGAGCCGGTGCGAACAAGTGTACGCTTGCCCGGTTTCGTTCACGTTCGGGCTCGATTGGGGGAGAGAGGCAGACCCCGAGGCTGTCCTGTCGGGCCTCGCGCCGTCCGAAAACGTCGAGCCCGACCGCACCCGCGCCGCGATCCATCCACCGCCAGGGGCCAGCGCCGACCAACGGCGCCGCGCGCCGAGCGCCAGTCATCGCGCTTCAGTCTCCGTCGCGGCCGCGCAGCTCTTCGATGGCTTCGCGCGCGAGCTGCCCGATGGTCGTGCGGATGCCGTCGCCGTCCTCGTCGTCGCT